ACAGCATCATCTGTATCAGTTATAGTCACTGTTATAGTATCAGCATTACCAGAGTCTTCAGATACTATTATTGATTTTATAACAGCTGTTGTAGCTGTAGGTACAGTGTACAACGTAGTAGCACTGGTACTCGTTAAATCCTTCTTTTTATTTACAAATGTATTAGCCAAAGAAATAAGCCTCCGCCTCTGCTTCTTCTTTCAAATCTTGTTGAAAAGAAGTGTTTAATTTTTGTACTATACTATCAACGTCCCTAACAAATGATTGTTGTATTTGTTGATCGTATTTTTCTAAAGGTTGTGTTAATGATTGTACTATTCTAGCCATTAAATAAAGCCTCCGTATCTATAAAAGTTTATAAGTCCACCATCGGCTGCTGAAATTCCCATTTGTTCTTCTTGTTTTGCTTTGTATGCTTCTGGATCTGCTGCTTTACTTGCAAGGTCACTTTGAACAAAATCTTTATACGCATTACCAAGTTGATAAGCTGTTGTAGCTGCACCCACTACAGGGACAGCTCTTGAAAGAGCCTTTGTTGCAAATTTACCAACTGGACTTTGAAATGCTTTCATTGCTGCTTCTACTGGACCAAAGTGAGTAGGAGATACTCTATTTGTTAACCATCCCATAGTGCTACCAGCTCCATGTCCTAATTTTTCAAAAACATTATTTGGTACCCATGCACCTGTTAAACTTTTTAACATATTTTTAGGAACGGGGTTTCCAGTTCCATATCCCATTTTAGCCCATTGATTAATTTTATTAATATCAGATAAAGTTTGATATGTAGCACCAGTTGTTAAAGCTCCTGTACCATATAAAGCAGTTTTTAATTTATTATTAGCAATCCATTTTCTAAATTTATCACTACCTGTTATTCCCCCAGTAGTTCTTCTTCCTTTTGGAGTTTTGGTATATGGAAATGGAGAAGCTCCACCAGTTTTAGGGGGTGGTGTAGTTATAGTTGTAGTTGTTGTACCGCCACCGCCGCCACCATGACTTGGATGAGTTGTTAAATAACCAGTTTTACTTCTACCTGCTCCAGGTGACCATCCGCCGCCACCGCCGCCACCACCGCCACCATGTGGTGATCCTTTACTTCCTCCACTACTTCCTTTATTCGCTGATCCGTATCCGTATGGCATTACCTTCTCCCGTCCGCTTGTATATCTAATCTAAAAGTTCCAAGTTTCCAATGTTGTTTTGTGCTAGTGTTATCTACTTTTAAAGCGATAGCTCTAGCTCTTGCACGTGTGTCTATTTTAGTCGTCGTCGTTGAAGACGTAAATGGACCTAATGAAGAACTAGCTTCTGAATCCGTTGGATAATTTTTTAAATTTAATGTAACTCTTGCATCTCCAGTTTGAGATAAAAAGTCTGGAAGTACTCTTCTAATTTTCATCATATACTCACCATCACCTCTTAAATCTGCTCCACCACCTTGAGCTAAAGATATATCAAAATCTCCTGATTGAATACTTGCTGAAATACCAGTTCTTGCTCCTGCTTTAATTTGATCTTGTCCTGTTTCGTGTTCAAAGTAAGTTGTAACACCATCAGTATTTCCAACTGTTGCATCACTTGTAGCACTTGAATCATATTCAGTACCATGTGGTTTTCCAAATATAGATGAATCGAACCAAGAACTTCTTGATAAAGAACTTGTAGTCCATACAGGTCGTTCAGGTGTTGAATCCATAAAGTTATAAGTTACTGATCTATTATTAGATGCAGCACCACTTCCTGGATAGAACCATGTGACTTCACCAAACAAGTTATTTAATCCTGCATAGATATGATTTTTAGGAACTGTATTAATATCATCGTAAACATAGTCTTCAACTAAACATGCTAGAGACTCTAGTTTACCAGTGTATCTAAAGAAACCATTCTCTGACATCCAGTAAGCAGAACCATCAACCTCAACGGCTGCATGTTTTCCAATCAATCCACAGTTCGTTCCAACTTGTTGAAATGAAAAAGTAAAAGGTGAACCAACGAATCTCATAATGAATAAAGACGTATCAGTCCAAACATAGATTGCATCCCGACCTCTAATCGCTGCAACGATCCGTGTTCCATCGGCCAGTCTCTGTGTACCAGCGGTATTGGTTGCGGAAGGCGCATAAGAAGTTGTAGCATTGATGCTCTCTTGGTCTGACCATCTAATGTACATATCATCTTGAGTAGATGTTGTTGCAACAGTTGTTTCTGTTCCAAAAAATACTAAGTGTCTATCGGGTGTAGATACTAAAGTTTGTACTGCTGCCGTTGGTGCATTGGCAATAATAGTTGCTCTTGTAGATGTTGAACCATCTGAATCCCATTCAAAAGTTGCACCATCAACGATGGTTGCAATCAATTTATTTCCATAATTGTCCAAGGACCAAAGTCCTGGAGCTGTAATAATGTCACCTGTTTGTGAGGCTCCCCATTTAGTATACTCAGAAGCATCGGTCACGGTTGCTGCATCAGAGTGTGATGCGGCTGTTGTGTTGTCTGATCCCCTAGTCAATCCTCCTAAAGTTCCTGTACCAGTCGTATTTGAAGTGTAAGCAATTCTTTCATTGTCTATTAATACTGATCCAGAAGCTGGAAAGGCTGATGAATCATCTAATACAATACTAGAAGAACCTGAAGTTAACGCACCATCTAGAGTTGATGTTGCTTCACCAGCAACAGTACCACCCCATAATCCAAGACCCCAACCAGCGGCTGACGCCTCAACTGCAGGACCAATTGAATAATAATGTTGAACTCTTACTCCACCAGAAGTACTAGCTCCTGATCCAGATTCATTAGATCCCATTTCAATAGTAATCGTTGTAGAAGTTGGAACAGTAGCAACCATAAAAGTTTTATCATCAAAATCATCAGAATCAAAATTTGAATTAGTGGCAGAACTAAAATTATCTAAATAAATAATATCATACTTAGAAATATTATGGTCAGATGAAAAAGTTATAGTAACTGTTGCATCGCTTTGTGTTGTTGTAAAAGCACTAGTTAACGTGGTTGTACTTTTAATGGGAGTAATGTCATAAAAAGCTCCTCCAGAATATACATATAACATTCTATTGGTTCCAAGAGCTGCATATTTAATACCAGCTGCATTAACAAAATGGTGTAAAGCTGTGTTTCTACCAGTTAAAGTAATATCTCCTAGCTGTGCCCAACCACCTATTTTTTCAGGTGAGCCATATCTAAATCTTACATAATCACCACTAACCCATTGGCCTTCGCCACCAGTCGCTGTGACTTGTTTGTTAAATCCTGGTTGAAATCTTAATTTTTGTAGCATAATTATCTCGCGTTTCCTGGTACTCCTTTTGAATTTACGAATGGTGCTTCTGCAAAGGCAGCATATATGTATGTTATTCCTGATCCATTAAAATAAGTATGATTTGATTTAAACTTCACTCCATTAGAAAGAAAATCTCCTCTTTCAGCGGCTCCACTTTCAGCCTCATTACTATCTGGATAAATTAACTTGTCAAAATGGTTATAAGGTGCTCTTTTATTATCAAAGATAACCCAAGGATCAGTTGCACTAGATTTTTTTATCATGAAAAATGCCGGCCGGAATCCGGTGTAAATAAAGGCTCCATCTGCTTCCCCATTTCCGGTGTAGGAACCAAACTTGCTGAAGCCTTGTTTTTCACTCCATAGATAAGCAATTATATTATCACCACTTTCATTATTTAAATTTCCAGTACCTACTGTAAAAACACTTGAGGTTGGTGCAGTATCATTCCAATAACTTGCATCATCATCTGGTGTGTAGTTTTCGTTTAAAACCATTGCATCTGTTTCTGGGTCAGAAGCCCAACCAGCATGATATACAATCCAATTTCTTCCTGAAGATCTATTTTTCATTATCATCATTTTTGGAACTGCTGAAAGTGAGTGTGCTTCTGTTTTTGCACTTCCAGTTCCGGAGTATGAAACCATATCAAAACCAGCAGTTGCAGATTCTTTCCAGCACCAAGCTACATAGGTTTTTGAGCTACCATTTGAATTAGCATCATCACCAACTTGAAATCCATCACTTTCAAATGCTTGTATAATATTTGCTTCTGTACCTTCAGAATTGTAGTCATCAGGAAGTACAGTCTTTGTTGCTCCTCTTATAGAATCTACTAATCTATGACTATGGGCATTACTTCTACATTTCACCCAAACCACATCTGGTTGGAGGTTTGTATCCCCTGGTAGAGTTATACTTCTGTCGTCAGTACCATTGCCGGTCCAGATAACTGTCTGGAAATATGCTTCTGGATCGTCTATTGTTGTATAAGCCATAATTAATTCCTAACCTTCCTCTGCCAAATTTTTTGTGCATAACGCAAGGTAGCCAGATACGGGAGCATGTTCAAAATTGCCATATCCATTTTCATCTGCGTTTCCTGATGAGATTGTATATGGTGCAGACGCACCAAAATTACAAAGCCAATGTCCTGAATTTGAATATTGAGAAACAGCAAACGAGTAATATCTATTTGTTATAGTTGTTCCACCTGTATTTTCTAACGAGCCATTTTTATAAGCATAAATTTTATTATTATCTAAATCTAAACCTATATTTATAATATCTCCATCAGTGTAAGAATTTAATCCTGTTTCTAAATTAGAACCATTTTCATTAATATTTCCATTTCCTGTGTATCCTATTGTTCCTGCTAAACCACCTATATAATTACCTAAACTTAAAGTTACATCATAACTAGCAATACCTATTGATGGATTATTACCACCATAAGCATCTATTTCAGCTTCAAACCACCATTTACCTTGATTAACTGCTATTGTGCCTACACTCATATTATGTGCCGTACTACTACCCCCATCTAATCTTAAACTTCCTTCAGACATTCGACCAGTACCACCAGCATTTTCAAAAGCCAAAGGATTTAAAGTACAAAAATTATTAGTTGGCGAGTCATTTGCCTGATCTATTGCGGCTAGATTAGTTACAGCAAAATGATTATTATTTCCCGAAGTATCTGCACCTATACCTGAACTATTTTGACTTGTTCCAGTTTCTTTAAACTCTAAAAAAAAACCATTTGTACCAAAGGTTAATCCAGATGGATCCTTTGGCTGAAAAATTGTAGGGCTATCTTCATTAAACTCACCTACATTTCCATCAGGAGCATAAGCCTGTCCATCGCAAAAAACTATTTCTGACATATATCCATCAAAGTAACCACTTGCTTGCCAACTTTGTCTGCCAAGAATCCAAGTTTTACT